TTTGTCGTTCCGTCGCTGACGCGAGCATGCGATTGCCCTCACGCGTCGCCGACTCCAGTTTTTCAAGCCGACTCTCAAGTCGGCGCGTGTATTCGTCGGCCTCTCGCCGTTCGCGGCGCAGTTCGCGGAGTTCGGCGACGAGCAGGTTGTCGGACGTGCCACCGGACACGCCGGCAGACCGCAGCGCCGCATTGACGCGCGCCGGGATGACCGCCTCGCCGCGGTGCAGGTAGGCGAGGCCGTCGGCGGGCACGAACGGTGTGCCGACGGCGTAACCAGGCGGCTGAAGGCCGATCGGGCCGGTGCCTGGCCCGCCGGTGCCGCCCAGTCCGGGGCCCGGTTGCAGGCCGCTCAGCGCGCCGATGCCGGCGAGGATGTCGCCGAGGATCGTGGTCTGTGTCTGCAGTTCCGACAGGCTGGTGCCGAGCGTCGATTCGACGGACGTGAGCACGGCCAGTTGCGTCGCCGGGTCGGCTGGCGTGATGGCCAGAAAGTACGGGGCCAGCATGTCGCGCAGTTCCGGCGACAGGTCCGCGATCGCATCTTCCATTGCGCCGATTCCTGCCTCGACGCCCGCGGTATCGCCCAGCGCCGCGGCCTCTTCCACGTCGCGCAGCAGCGGCTCCAGCAGGTCGCGCTGGCCCTGCGGCAGCGCGGCAATCTCCGCCTCCAGTGCGTCGTTCAGCAGCGACTGGCGATCGGCCAGCGACCCGAGGTCGACGCCAACCGACGCGGCCAGCGCGGTCAGTTCGGTGCCGGTCGCCTGGGCGATGTCGGCGAGCTGCGAGGCGGTGGCGACGGTGAGGTCGTCGAGATTGACGCCGAGATCGGTGACCAGATCGGACATTTCAACGCCGAGCGTTGCGGCGATCTCGTCGAGCGGGCGGCCGGTGGCGATAACCAGGTCGCGGATGACGGCGGCCAGTTCGGTCGCCAGTGCGCGGCGCTCGGCGGTGGCCTGCTCTGCGGCCAGGGCATCGCGCTCGGCGATCAGTGCGGCAAGGTCAGGATTGACGCCGCCGAATCCGCCGCCATCGACGCCGACACCGGGACCGCCACCGCCGCCTACAGGCTCGGCAATCGCCAGCCCGGCAACCTGCGTCAGTGCGTCTCGGATGGTGTCGCGGAGGTCAAAGTACGGATCGCCGCTGGCGTACACGCGCTGACCCAGCCGCAGCAGCTGATCGGCGAGGCCTGGCAGCGCGGCCATTGCCTCGGCATCGCCGCCGAGTGCGCTGGCCAGCGTGCGATCAAACAGCGCCTGCGCCTCGACCAGGGCATCGCGCGGACGCAGCCCGCCGAGGTCGCCGATCATCAGGTTGTCGAGCCAGTCGCGGATGCGCTGCTGCGCGCCGATCTGCGCGGTCACGGCGTTGTCGACGGCCTGCGTCACCTCATTCATTCCGCCCGCCCAGCTGGACGTGGCCGCGCCCGCGCTGGCCTGCATCTCGGCGACCTCGCGGTCGAGGCGCTCCAGCTGCGTGCCGTAGAGCTGCTGCACGATGTCGCGGCCGCTCTGTTCCAGTCTTGCGATGGCCTCAGCGGCGCGGATGGCGGCCAGCTGGTGCGCGGCAGCCAGATCGGCCTCCGCTGCGCCCTGCATGCCGGCAGCGCGGGCCGCGGCGTTGAGACTGGCGATCATGCTTGCCAGGTCGCGGTCGATGTCGCGCATCGACTGGGCGAACTCTGACATGCCGCTTGCTGCGGCCAGCTCGTCGTTGATGCCGCGCACCAGGTCCGCGTACTGCCCGTAAGCGGCGGCCTGGTCGGCCAGCACCGCGCCGACTCGCGCCGCGCCGAGTTCGCGGATCTGCGCCAGCTGTTGCTCGGTGGCACCCAGCGCCGTTGCCCTGGCGATCAGCGCCTCGGTCTCGGTATTGATCGCGGCCAGCTGCTGCGCGAACGTGGCCGGCGGCGCGAACTCGGCGAGCTGGTCGGTGACATCGGCTATCAGATCGGACAGCGAGCCGCTGACCTGGTCGATGGCGTCGGTAGCCTCGCCGGTCATGTCGATCACGACGCCAAGCGCCTGCGCGAACTCAAGCCACTCGACCACGGCCTCAGCGGTGAGCGTCGGCAGCGCGGCCTCGAACAGCGCACGGAACGCCTGCGCGCCCGCGGCGCCCTCGAAGTCGGTCGCATTCAGCCCGATATCCGCCGCCTGCGTGGCAGCGTTCGCACGCGCCTGCTGCAGCGCATAGGCCGCGCGCTCGTCGGCGGTGTAGAAGGTTTCGAAGTAGGCCGACCAGAGCGACGTGGCGCGTTCGAGGCCGCCGGCTGCGGCGGTGATGTCGGCGGCGAAGCGGATCATCTCTTCGCGCGTCAGGTCGATCGATGTGCCGGAGAGGTCGAGGGCCTCGTCGAGCAGCGTCACCGAGCCGAGCAAGCGCGCATAGGTGGCGCCGATTTCCTCGGTGCCGACGCGGTAGTCGGTCATCAGATCGGCGACGCCAGCGAAGGTGTCGCCGAGCGTGCCGAGGTCGACGATCTTTTCGATCTGGAGGGCTTCGGCCAGACGACCGACGCGCTCTTCGAGCTCGCCCGCCGTGCCCACGAACGCGACAACGTCGGCAGAGAACTCGCCGAGGATCGCTCCGAAGCGGGCATCGAGGGCCTCACCGACCGTCGCCGCGCCATCGCGGAAGGTGTCGTTGACGTTCGCCAGCCGATCGCGCACGGCGGCCAGCTGGTCGTCGTTCAACAGGCCGGCGATCAGGTTGTCGAAGTCCTTGATGCGGCCGGCGATCTCGACAGCAGCGCCGTCGCCCAGGCTCTCGCCGCGGACGAAGATCGAGCCAAGATCGGACTCGGCCACACCGCGCGCCTGGCGGTCGCCGTTGAACTGCGACGAACGCACGCGGAGGATCGTCTCCTGGTTGTCGCCGAACACTTGCGTCAGAGCCGCCACGGCGCCAACGATCAGGCCGACTGGCCCCAGCAACAGGCCGACGCCCTGCATGAAGGCGCCACCCGCGATCGAAGCGACACCGGCGCCGATGCTGCCGGTGATGCCGCCGATCAAGCCAGCGCCGCTGAAGATGCTCGCGGATGCCAGCATGCCGGTGCCAAGCCCGCCGCCAACCAGCGCGCCGGCACCGCCGAGCAGGGAGCCGAGGATGCTGCCGGCGCCGCCGCCGGTGGCGCCTGCGCCGCTGCTGGCCGCTGCAGACGCAGCTCCAGCCACGCCACCGCCACCCATGCCCACCGAAACCAGGATCTTGTTGCGCAGGAACATGGCGATGATGTCGGCCAGCGTCTGCCTGGCAATGTTCAACGCGGCGTCGCCGAAGTCCTTGAACGACTTGATGCCGCCGACGGCGAAGTCAGCGACGGCGGTGGCCAGATTGCCGACGCCGCTGACCAGCGTCGACTGGCTTTCGGCAGCTGCATCCTGTGCGGCGATGATCTGGTTCTGCCCCTCGACCTGCGCCGCGGCGCCGGCGCGGATGGCGGCGATCTCGGCAGCGCTCAGCCCGATGGTCTCGCGCTTCTTGTCGATGTAGTCCTGCTGCGCCTGCGTGCTTGCGGCCAGCAGTGCCGCCTCGGTAACGCGCTCGACGTGGGTCAGTTGCAGCTGACGCGTTTCTTCGCGCAGGTCTGCGAGGCCGACGTCGGCCACCGACGCGAACTGCGTGCGGTTGGCCATCTCGACTTCAGCCGCCCGCGTCAGGCGCTTGTGCGCCTCTGCCGCCAGGTCCAGGGCGCGGGCTTCCTGCGCGTACACCTGCGACTGCGCCTCGACACCGGCCCCGAGCGCCTCGAGGGCTGCCAGTGCCTGGTCGGCGGCGGCGGCGATTTCCTGCTGCGCCGCCTGGTAATCCATCATCGCCTGCTCGACCGGTCCGGCCAGCTGGCGCTCGTAGTCCTGCGTGATTCCGGCGAGCCGATCCATTCCGGCCTGCAGGTCTTTCAGGGCTGCAATGCGATCCTTGTCGGCGTCTTTCGCCGCTTTGCTCGCGGCGGCTAGATCCTTGGTGGATGTGGTCGCTCGGTTGGTCGACGTTACCAGGGAGGACGCCGCTTTCGCGCCCTCTTCGTACTTGCCGAACAGCGTGTCGATGGTGTTGGTGACGTCGCCGACGGACTCATCCCAGGCCGCGGCGACGGCGCCGCCGCTGGCAGCGATGCGGTTGCCGGCCTCCTGAAAGATCTCCTCGACTTTTGCCCCAACGCCACTGATCGCCGACTTGACGCCAGCAGCATCCAGATCGAACGCCGCGGCCAGAGCATCGCGGATGGACGTTGCCACGGTGCCGATGATTCGGCCGACTGCACCGAATGAAGTGGCGACGATGTCAACCAGGCCGATGGTCGTGGTGACGAACGCATCGAGCGCGTTCTTGACCAGCACCACCGCAAGCAAAGCCACCTTTAGGCCGGTGGCCATCGCCTCCGCAGCGGTCTTGAATGCGCCAGATTCTTCTGCTCCCTTCACCAGCTGCTCGGCATAGTTCGCCATCTCTGGAGCCAGCTCCGTCAGGAGCGTATTGGCGAATCCTTGCGCTGTGCTGGTCAGGCCTGAAACAGCATCATTGAAGCGCTCACTGGCGACCGCAGTTTCGCCGCTGATCACCAGCCCAAGACGCTCGGCCTGGTCGCCCAGCGCTTCGATGCCGGCCCGGCCCTGGTTGAGCATCGGCAGCAGGTCCAGCCCTGACTTGCCGAACAGCTGCTGAGCGAGCGCCGCCTTCTCGGCTCCGTTCTGCATGCCGGCGAATCTGTCGGCCACGTCAAGCAGGACATCGTTCATCGGCCGCAATCCGCCGGCAGCGTTGGTCGATGCGATGCCCAGGCGCGCCAGTTGCTCGCCGCCGCCCTCCAGCTCGCTGGCCAGCTTTTTCATGCCGACCTCCAGCCCACCGAGGTCCGTGCCAGATTGCTTGGCCGCGAAGCCCAGGCGGCTGAGGTCCTCCACGGCAACCCCGGTGCGCGATGACATCTTGGCCATCTCGTCTGCAGCGTTCGCGGCGCGGCGCACCAGCTCGATGGTGCCGCCAACCGCCGCCGCAGCACCCGCCGCCAGCGCCGCAAACCCAGCCTTGCCGACGTTGCCGATCTGCCCCAGCTGGCGCTTCCAGGCATCGGTGGCGCTGCCGGCCTGCGCCAGCTTGGTCTTGACGCCGTCGACGGCGCCGCCGACGACCTTGACCATGCCGCTGGCGTCGGCCTTGAGGGTCAGCGTGATGGTCTGGTTGGTCACTTGGCTTTCGGCTCCGGTGCTTTCTTCTGGTACTCGGCGGCCTGCGTGCGGCCCATCAGCAGCAACCCGCTGAGCACATCACGGCGCCGGCTTCCCGGTACCCGGTGGGCGCGCATGGCTGCGTCTGCCTCGGTGGCGCTCAAGCCGAGGCAGACGCCGGCCATACCGACGAATGACAACTGGCAGCTGAGGAACACATCCACGGTTTCCAGGTTGTCCTCCAGCACATCCACATCGATCGGCACCAGTCGATACCGCCCAGTCTCCGGGTCGACCTCGGTGGGCTGAGTCGTTACGTCACGCGGCTGGATCAGCGACCGCGCGACGTCTTCGAGTTTTTTGCGCGGCCTTCGCTGAGCGCGGCCAAGTACTCCGAAAAGATCGCCGACTTGATCAGCGGGCCGTAGTCGTCGGTCTCCAGGAACTTGAAAACGGCGTCGCCCTCAAGGTCGGTGCCGTCGCTGCCGGGGATCCCATCGATCTTCGGAACCAGCTCACGGAACTGCTGCTGCGGGGTGATCTTGCCGTCGGCCACGTCTGCGCCAAGCTGGTCCAGCTTGGCCTGGCTGACGAAGCGGAAGTGCGGCTTGACCGTGCCCTTGAGGACGCTGCCGTCCTCCGGATAGCACAGGTTGACGGTGACCGGGATGGCGTCGACTCGGTTGATGCGCAGAGACATGGGTGAAGTCCTTGGGGTGGGGTGGATCAAAGCCGCCCGGCCGCGAAGCCGGGCGGCGGGTGGATCAGGCGAAGGTGATCGAGTACTCGTCGTCACCGGCATCCGGCAGCACGCGGCCGATGACTTCCCAGGCGAAGTGGCCGTCGATCTCCACCGGCTTGGGCAGCAGCAGCTGCACGGCGGGAAGCTCCACCAGGATGTTCTTGCCGGCGCTGGTGGTGATTTCGAACTCGATCGGGACCGGCGTCTCGGCATTGGCCAGCGCGTGAATGTTCTTGTCCGAGTACGCCGAGCGGAAGAAGCGAAGGGTGACCTCGGTCACGCGGTCGGTGTGCCGGGCGACGCGGCCCTCGGTGTGATGGATGATGTCCATCGCCACGTTGGGGCGGATCTCCAGGCCCTTGCCGTCGACGTTGAAGCCGTCGATGGTCATCACCGAATTGTCGTGCACGATCACTGGCGGGATCTGGAACGCGCTGACGTCGCTGTCGGTCGGCATGGAAGCCTCCGCCATCGTCTGCGGGTTGCCGCGGATCTCGAACTGCGCCTTCGGGAAGTCGTCGATGTTGAACTGCAGATTGCTCAACATGCCGCGCGCACCGAGGAACTTGAACACCTCGGTGGAATGAAAGGCCTTGACCGTGGCCGACGGAATGCTCGCGCTCAGCGGGCGATAGCGGGCGCTGGTGACTGCCACCAGCGTCTCGGCGTGGCCGCATGCGCGCAGCAGGGCCGCGATCGGCGCCGCGGTGCCAGGCGTACCGTGGCCGACCAGTTCGATGATGCCGCTGGCAATGCCGCGCTTGCGCACCAGTGCCGTCGGCCGGCCGCCGAACACGCTGCGGTCCAGGTTGCGGTCCTGGTTGTCGGCCTCGACCATGACCGAGAGATCCATGCACTGGATCGTGTTCAGCGCTGCAGTCGGGACAGCGTCGGTGCCTTCGGTCGATTCAATCTTGACCTGCAGCGTCCGGTTCAAAAATGGCGTCAACATGGCTTGCTCCTAGCGTTGAGGCAGCGGATTGCTGCGGATCAGGTGCTACCTCGCAGCGCGAACAGCAGCGCCGCCTGGTACTGTTTTCGATAAGCCGCAGCGGCATCGGGGGCGATGTCTTTGCGGATGGTGTTGAACACTTGCGATGGGCTGGGCGCGTGGTGCACCTTGACCTTGCGGCCTTGCCCTGGAACCCGGTGCGCGATACCCACGATCGGGTCGCCGCTTTCCTTCTTGAACCCCAGCGGCATCAGGAAGCCGTGGCGGAAGGTTTCCTTGGCGCCAGGGGTGACGGTGACTTGCACGCCGGCGCGCTTTTGGACCTTTCCGCCGCGGCCGCTGGTCAGCAGCTGCTTGTGCGGGAACCGGGTCAGCAGCACGCCGCGGCGAGCAGCGCTGATCTTGGCTTCCGGCTTGGCCTTGGTCGCGCCAACAATCCGCAGCTTGTCGCGCACGTAGGCCGCAGTCAGCGCGACTTCCTTGCGGATCGCACGGACAGCCAGGGCACGCGTGGTCACGATGGCCCGATTCAGCGCCTGCACGTTGGCGCGCTGCACCTTCTCGGGAACGGTTCCCAGTTCCTTCAGCGCCTTGTCCAGGCCTTTCCATTCAGCGGAGATCATGGCGAGAGCACCTCTTGCATCACCACGTCGAGCACCAGCACGGCGGCCGTGACCGGCAGCCCCTCGGGACGGTTCAGGATGTTGGCCGCCGCAATCTTGACGTCGCTGCTGACGGTCGCCGACTGCACCAACTGCGTGCGCCGCGGGATCACGTCGAGCATGTCCTCGAGCGCGGCCAGCGCCTGCTCCTGGCCGTTGATGTCATCGCCCCAGAAGGTGGCCTCGCACGCAACCTGGAACGCGCGGGTGCGGCGCTGCGTGGTCGCCAGATCCAGCGTGATCCGGTCGGCCAGGGCGACCACAATACGCGGCGGTGGCTCGGCGTCCGGGTCGGTGGTGTCGACCTGCGTCAGCTCGCGCACGACGGTGTCGCCGAGGTCGGTGCGATAAGCGCCGCCCGTGGTCGTGATCGCCTCCATCAGGGTGACGATTTGACCGAGCAAGGTCCAGATCGGGGACTCAGGCGCGGACACGGATCACCGTCCAGCGGCTGATGCTCGCGTCCTGTTGTTCCAGCGACTCCAGGCGCCAGGAGACTTCATCGATCTCGACCACGCCACCGCGCACCGGCGTGACCTGGGCGCGCTGGAAGGTGACCTCGCGGCGGGTGCCCACGGTGCGCGCAGACTCGCCGGTCGATTCGAGCACGATGTCATCCACCAGCACGTCGCAATCGACGGGCGTCGGGGTTGTACCGGGCGGCGTGTAGATAGCGGCATCGCCCATGCCGACCGAGACCAGTCCGGCGATCAGATCGGCATCGATGGCGCGGAGCATGGCGGACTGGGTCATCGCGCACCTGCCTGGCTGTTGTGCCGGCGAACGCAGTCCTTCAGCGCATCGAGCTGCGTCGCACACGCATCGCGCGCGCGGCTTTCGGCGAGCGCCATCGCCGCGGCCACGTCGGCCGCGATGGCACCGTCGGGCAGCACGTAGATCGGCGCCGGGCAGCGGTCGGTCATGGCACTGTCAGGGCACACGACTGGCACCTGCGCTGGCGTCGCTTCGGGCACGCGCCAGAGCGCGCAACTGGTCAGCGAAATCAGCAGACACAGGACCGCGACCTGGCGGGCACTCCGCAGCCACTTCGACCGTGCGCGTGACGACGCGGACGCGCTCGACTGCGGTCTCGGTCTCGGTTCGCGCGGCCGTGATTTGGCGGTCTGCCTGCACACCGACGTCGACCGCTTGCTGGCTGCCGGTGGCGGCATCAGTCGCAGATACGACGGACCCGTCGACATAGCCGCGCGCGACCCAGCCGCCACCGCCGCCAAGGGCGAGCATGACCAGAGCCAGCACGACGATTGCCCAGTTGGCCACATCAGGACCTTTCCGGCGGGTAGTGGATACGATCGAGCTCGAAGTGCACGCAGTCTCTAAAGGTTTTCCAGTCGCCACCCCAGACGATCGGCACTTTCAGCTCGCGCGCGGCTTGCTTGAACGCCGACGCGATCGGGTCGTAATCGGACGCTGTCCACGTCACGGCGCCCTTGCGGTACGCCACCACATCGACGGCGTGGCCAGTGAGGTGGCGGCTGTTCATCGTGCGCGACTTGCCATCGCGCACGTACTCGCGCTGCTGCTCGATCGTGCGCAGGCCCTGGGTGATGCCGAAGTCCATCGTCGTCAGCTCGATGGCGCGCATGACCACGCGCACCAGGTCGGGGTGCACGCCGGCCATGCGGTCAATGCTGCGCTGGCTGAGCTTGAATGCGCCCATCAGTGCACCGCCGTGGTCAGCATCAGCCACAACAGCACCCACACATCGCGCAGGATCCACACCAGCAACGCGACGCCAGCCAGCAGCACGACGACCGCCATGTTGACGCGGCCGCCTTCGCCCCGGTCGGAACGACGACGGCGCGGCTCAGGCGGAAGCGCCCCGTGCCCGCGCAGATAACCGCGCAGGAACCACGCCCAGGCGGCCTGCCCCATGCGCAGCGTCAACCAGGCGACAAAGGCGACGATGGTAGACATCGCCAGCATGGCCTCAGCGGTGTTCGGAAGGAACTGCACAAGAATGCCGGCGGCGTTCACTTCCGGATGCGACAGGCGCTGGAACAGAAACGGCGTGATGGTGATCGAGGTCAGCGAAGACACCGCCCACTTGAGGCCGATCGAGCGGCGAGTTTCGGCAGGTGCCTCGGGTACGATGGCCACACTGAGAAACCCTCCAATGATCCCGCCGATGGACGCAACACCCAGCGCGCCGTAGTCAGGCGGCATGATCGCGGTGGCCATCCCGGCAGAAGCCAGCGCGTAGGCCGCCAGGTCAGTGATGTGCTGATGCGACATCGATCAGCCCTTCCGCCCGTTCAGGGCAGACCCGCACGAGTAGGGCGATGGGCTCGGCGCGTAGCCGATCCGATACCAGGCCTCGGCGGTGCCCAGCCCGTTTGCTACCTGGAGCGGATCGAAACCGCGCACGATGTGCAGCGTCTGGTCCTGGTGGACGTAGCTGCGCAGCGCGAGGTACTCATTCGGCGCCCACGGTCGCAAGCTGATCGCGACGGTATTTGACCAGCACTGGCCCGGCGCGTAGAGCGTCGTCAGCGACACCGTGTAAGCGCCACCAAAGCCGAGGCACGAAACGTCGGCAGTGATCCACAGCGATTGGTAGCGCGACAGCACGATGCGGCACACGCGGTCGCTGCCGAGGTAGACACCCGACGCCGTCGAATCGATCGGCACGGCCGCCGTGCTGGCCCTGACGCCAGTCACCAACATCAGCGCCAGGATGACAACCGCCATCACCGTGGCCACCTTCGCCATCATCGCGATGAACAACTGCGCGCGGAAGATCTTATCGACGTTCATTGGTCACCCCGCTGGCGAAGATTCGCCACTGGTTGAACAGTTCGACAATCACGGCGCCGGCCTGGCTGACTTCGCTGGCAATCGCCAGCGTGCCGCTGGCGCCGGCCTCAGTCGCGGCGATCGCCTCGTCGGCGGTCACGAATGCGGCCTGCACCAGCTCGGCGAAGGCAGCGGCTTTCTCCGAACCACGCCGGCGCGGCTTGCCATCGGCGCCGAGGTCGGTCGGATCCAGCGGGAACAGCGACTCGACGCGGGCGACCAGGTCGACCAGCGTGCGGATCATCGCCACTGTGCCCATCCCGGTGGCTTTCACCAGCGTACGGATGTGCGGCAGCAGAGACAGGACCAGTCGGAACCACTGCGCCGGTGTCAATTTGGGTGCGTTCATCGTTTCGCCCGGGTCTGGAAGGTGCCGGTCTTTCCCGGCTGTCAGCTCATGCGAGCAGCTCCACCCCAGGAGGGGACGTGGTGGATCAGGCGGTCAGCGCGTCCAACATGGCGCTGAACGACTCGGCGTGGCGCACGGCCACATCGACATCCTGGTGAGCGATCACGCGGACGGTACCGGCAGAGCCGCCGGTGTACGGGTCGACGAGAATGTCGAGGCCGCCCCACATGCCGATGATCAAGTCGGCCCAGTTGCCGAACACGATCGCCGAACACACGCCCGTGCTGGTGCCCTTGTCCAGGTTGCTGGGCACGGCGTTGGTGACGCCGACCTGGTAGCCGTTGATCGGCGTCGTGCCAGGCTCCCAGATGAAGCCGTTCTGACCGCTGACCTTCGACGTGGTCTTGAGCTTGCCGCGCACCTTGGCGTTGGTGAGGTAGCCCAGCGTGCCGATGTCGGCATTGGCGACCGACACATCGGTTTCCAGGTCGACCATGTGCTGCCAGGTCGGCGCCAGCCCGTTGGTGCCACCGGCCACATCGCCGATGCCAGCGGTGGCGAGGATGCCGGTCGGTTCGTTGGCACCGCCGCCATAGATGGCCGCGGCCTGGATGGCAAGACCAAGGACCTTTGCCAGGTCGCCCTGCACAAAGGCCTCGACGTCAATCGACGACTGCAGCAACAGCTTGCGGCTGATGTCGGTGAACGCGCCGACGGTCTTCGGCGACATGGTCACCTGGTCGAAGGCCTGCTGCGACTCGGTCGCCGCGCCGGATTCGGCCACCCAGTACGCCGTGGCCCCACCGGTCTGCCGCGGAATGGCGATGTTGCCGACCAGTCCGGTCAGCATCGTCGCACCCATGCGGTCGATCACCATGGCGTTGCGCAAAAGATCGATGAACGACCCGCTGAGCAGGTTGGTGGCGATGGTGTGGCCGCCTGCCGTGGCGGTGGTCTTGTTCAGGTCGCGCTTCAGCACGTCGAAAGGCACGATGATGCCGCGCGCCTTCTTGCCGGTCTTATCGGCAGCGGCGGCGGAGCATTCGAACTCGAACTCGGCAGCGCGTTGGGCAGCTGCATCGCGTGGGTTGGCGAGGGCGCCAATAACGCGCATCAGCGAGTAGCGCTTCTGCTCCTTGTCGGTCATGCCGATGTCGGCAGTCGCCTTGGGCGCGCTCGCCATGCGCTCCATCGCGGCATTGCGGAACTCGTCGACGCTCTTGCCGTCGCGGATGAACGCGGTGGCGATGTCGTCGAGGCCGTGGCGCTTGTACTGCTCGGCGATGGCGATGATGTCGGCGGCGCGCTTGCGCTCGCTGTCGGCGCCGGCCTGACGGTCGGCGGCGGGGTCTTTGTCCATGGTGATGCTCTCCGGCTTGGGAGTGGGAATGGGGGAATCAGCACTGCGGCCGACACCGACGGATGGGTCGGCCGGCACGCTGACAAGGGACACCTCGAACGGCTCCCAGTCGGTGACGCGGTACACGTCTTTGCCGTTGTCCGAGCTTTCCAGCCGGACGCCGTGGACCATGTACCCGACGGACACGTTGCGGCGGATGCCATCGACCACGTCCTGCAGCACCTCACTGGCACGCGCGCCCCTCCCGAAGCGCACCACAGCGCGGGCCACCCGGTCCGCTCCGATCTGTACCGATTCGATGACGCCGACCTGGTCTCGCGTGTCGTGATCCATGAGCAAGGCGCCGCCGGCCTGCAGCCGGTCGAGGCGCATTGCGCTGCTGTTGTGGTCGAGAATCTCAGCGCCCCACCAGCGTTCGACCGGCGCTTCGGAGCTGAAGGCCAGCTCGACGGTGCGCGCGTCCATGTCGACCTTGCGCTCACTGATCGTGAGCTCGCGGGTGGCCTTGGTGCCGGGCTTCAGTTCTGGGATTTCTCGGTTCATGTTCGGCAATCTCTCGCGCGCTGCGGAAATCGGTAAGGCAAAGCGTTTCCGCTACGCCGGAGGCGCAGGCGGGTCAGGCTTCGGGGAATAGGCGGCGCCCGGCAGTTGCACGCCTTTGGCGGCGGCCAGTTTCTGGAACGTCGCCAGGTCGTCGAGGATGTCCTCGACGTCGCGGCCGGCACGCGCTGCGACTTGCTGCGGGCTTTCAAGGCCGTTCTGGATGGAGACCACCGCGGACTCGACGTCCTTCAGCGGGTCAACCCATGCCCAGCGCCGCGGCTGCCAGATGTGCTGGCGGAACTTCGAGAGCTTGGCGGCCGGCAGCGTCGAGCCGTTGGGCATGACCAGCATCCCGCCGAGCAGCGTCCACTCCAGCCATTCTTCGTAAATCGGCTGCACCACCGAGCTGATAAACCACTCCTGCAGCGCCATCCACTCGTCGCGCTCGTCGAGCACGCCGGCGCGGATCGAGGAATAGTTGACGCCCTCGAGGTCGTTGGCCATGGTGTTGTAGGACACGCCCAGCGCGCTGCTGATGCCGCGCAGCACGGCCTTGTTGAAGGCCTCGAACTGGTCGTGCGGATAGCTCGGATCGAACGCCGTGAAGTCGTAGCCGTGCGGCAACACGCCGAACTCGCCAGGCGCCACGTTCTGCATGAACTCGCCGGTGTCCTTGTCCTGGTCGGCGATGCCGGACGGGTCGCCATCCTTCGAGCTGAAGAACCCCATCTTTGACGCGCCGATGCGGGCAGCAATCACGGCCGCCTCGCGGTAGCCGTTGAGGTCATGCAGGCGCTTGATGGCGGCGTGTGCCCACGGATAGCCGCGCGTCTGCTCGGCATCTTCGGACAGGAATGCGTGACGGATCTCGGTTGTCGGGATGCGCTCCGAGCTGCGCGTCACGGTGCCGGCCAGCGTGCTGGCCATGTAACAGTGGATCGCCACCGGGCGGCCGTACTCGTCGACCTCCACGCCCATGGTGATGGCGTTGGACGATCCGGTGCGCTCGCGGTTCATGCTGGTGGCGATGCGCGCAACGTCCAGCGGTTGAATCTGGAAGCCGAACTCGCCAAAGCCGGGGCCGCGCGCTACCCGATACAGCAGCTCACCGTCACGCGCAGCGGCGGTGATCAGCACGGCGAGGGCATCGACGCCGCTAAGCTTGCCGGTCACCTCGAAGTTGCCGCGGCGCATCTGCCGATACCACGCGGCCTCGATCACTTGGTTGGCCAGCGTGTCCGGTGTGCCCCCCAGATCAGCCACCCTGCACTGCAGCACCGGACCGGACGGTCCGACCACGTTTCGCCGGACCGCGCGCAGCCATGACTTGATGTATTCGTTGTTGCGGGCCAGATCACGCGAGCGGGCGCGCAGGCGGTCGAGATCGCCGCGCAGCTCCTGGTCGATCAGCGTGTTGGTCGCCATCCAGCTGGAGGTCAGGCGGTCCTGCGTCGCGGCGTCGAAGCGGCGGCGCCCCTGCTGGTGCACCGGCGGCAGCGCGCGGGCTGCTTCGATGCGCATCATCTCGGCTGCCAGGTCGCTGGCTGGCAGGCGTTCGCGCCTCATGCGAAGCGCACCAGCACGCGATTGCCGGAGGGCAGTCCCTGCGCGGCCCGCGCGGCCGACTCTTCACGGCGCACCTCGGCGCGGTAGGTGTCGCGCAGCGTCAGCAATTCAGGGATCGGGATGTGCTGCACCGAACGCCCGGCGATCGAGAAGTTGGCCGCCCAGTTGGCGCGGCTTTCGAGCCACGCCTCGAGCACGTCCAGCACTTTGCGCGCATGCGTTCTGGCGTCGAGGCCGGTGGTCGCCGCGGCAAGGTTTGGCAGGATCTCGATGCGGCCGGTGGCAAGCGTGTACTTCTCGCCAGCCTTCTCTGCGCGCTCCTGGTACTGGTAGCCACCGGATGTCCAGCCCGTGGTTGTCGCAGCCGGCACCAGGATCAGGTGGTCGTCACCGTCCGCGGTCGATGTGAACGTGATCTGGCCTGCGCTGTTGACCAGGTAATAGACCAGCGACCACCCGGCACTGGCCGGGTAGTCGCCGTAAGAGCGCTTCCACGTGGCGGTATCGCCTGCGGTAAGTTGCGCCGGAATCTGGGTGGGCGTTTCTGGCATGTCGCGAGGGAGCATTCACCCCCACGCGGAAACGGATAAGGCAAAGCGTTTCCGCTACCCGGCGGAAAGGATCTGCCGGATCCGTCGCTCGCTGAGCCGCCATCGGCGCGCCAGCAACGGCACATGCTCGCCCTGACGGGCCTGCTCGCGGATACGACGGTCACGCCGCACCAGCAACGCCCGTGCGTCCTCGCCTTCCTTCGCGATGTAGTGGCGCTCCCCGCCCCAGTCGCGCCGCACTTCGGCCTCGATCTTGCCAAGGTCGATCTTCTCCGCCGCCTTCGGCGAGCAGCAGGCGCGGATGCGGGCGAGGATGTCGGCGATCAGGTCGTCGTGCATGGCGGTCACCAGGAGGTTGCGAAGTTGCCAGGGCGCTTCACGGGCGGGCGCTTTGTCTGAGGCGGTGCAAGCGGGTGCGCGCTCTGGGCGACTACTGCTCCATCCGGGCCAGCAGATGACCCCATCACCCGCCCTTCCGCCACATCCCAATCCATCCTCGTCCGCCGATGCAACCGTAGCTCCGGGTGATGCGTGGCGGCGTAGGCGTAAACCCAGGTGTCGAGGGGTTCATTGCGGGCACCGGTTCGTTTCTCGAAGCGGTTTTTTACTGGGTTGTAGGTCTCGCTGACCAGGCCGCGGAAGTACTCGGGCGGCAGGTCCTCGCTGAGGTGCACGTGGCGGTTTTCGGGCGGCTTGTCGGCGTCGGTGCCGAGCAGGCTGTAGAGCTTGTGCTTGATGTTGACGGTGCCCACCTGGTGGGTATGCACGCCGCGCTTGTCGAGGCGGCCGCGCCAGTTGATGTCCTGCAGCTTGCCGGGGCCAAGCACGGGGGCGTTGTTGGGGACGGCGCCGAAGATGACCATGGCGCGGCGCAGCATCTGCTTGCGCACGAAGGCCTTGACGGCTTCGGTGCGGTGGCCGCCGCCGTCGATGGCCACGGCGTCGACGCGCAGGGTGGTGCCCATGGCGTGCTCGATCGGTCGGTTGAGCAGATCGGTCAGCTTCACCCAGACCTCATCGTCTGCCGGATCGCCGGGGAGCTCGACGTAGTCCAGAACCCAGCACACCAGGCCGCGGCCCCAGCCGACGATCTGCACCGCCAGGCGGTTGTCCTGCGTGTCCACGCCGGCAGTGATGGCCAGCACGCCGGCAGGCGCCGTGCGCAGGCGGTAGGGCTCGGCGCGATCGGCGATGACGTTGTGCTTGACCGCGCGCATGGCCGGGTCTTCCCACGGCTCGGCCAGGCGGTCATTGACGAAGGTCTTGAGCTTGGCCGGATCGTTCTGGGCGTCGCGCCACATGGCGACCAGGTCGAGCCAGCGCGGCCCCAGTCCGATCGGGTAGTACAAGCAGTTGATGTGGTAGCCGCGGATGCGGGCGCCGGGCGCTTCTGGCACCCAGCGGCCGGCCTCGATCATGGCCTTCTTGCTGTGCTCTTCGATCACCGCGCCGCACCTCTGGCAGGCGTACCAGCACTGCGAGCCGTCCGGCGTCCAGTGCAGGCCACCCCATTCAAGGTGCTGTTCGTGGCCGCAGTGCGGGCACGGCACGTAATAGCGGCGCTGGTCCGACTTGTTCCACAATTGTTCGATGCGGCTGATCCCGCGGATCTGCGGCGAGCTGATGTAACAGCGCTTGCTGGTCGCCGGGAATGCCGAGGTGCGGCCATCCAACATGGCGACCGGATCATCGCCGCCCTGCAGCGCCGCGGCGAACTCGTCGAGCTCGTCGACCAGCAGCTTGCGCACGCTGGTCGACTTCAAGCGCTGCGGGCTGCCGGCGTGTTCCAGGTACAGCTGGCCGCCGGCAAAGTCCTTGAAGGTGCGCGTGTTGCTGGCGTTGCGGCTGCTGGTGCTGGTGAGCGACTTGCGCACGGCCGGCGTTTCGTCGAGCAGCGGGTTCAGCTTCTGCGCCACCCACTTGTTCATCGACACCTCGCCCGGCAGGCATACCATGAACGGACCCGGGTCGTGGTCCATGGTGTAGCCCAGCCAGTTGATGCCGATCTCGGTCTTGCCGTACTGGATCGGGAACATCAGTGCCACGTCGCGCACCGAGCTGCGCGAGCTGAGCGCGTCCATGGGCTCCCGCAGCGGCGGGTTGCGGTGCGTGCGCCAGCGGCCCGGCTCCGCGCTGCCCTTGCGGCTGAGGTAGCGCTCAGCGTCCGCCCACTGGCTGACGGTCAGGTGACGCCGGGGAGCGAGGGCTCGGGCTATAGCTCGAAACAAGAACGGGGCGGCTGCAGGCGTCATTCGGCATCTGCCTGCTTGGCCAGCGCCAGAAACTTACGCGAAGTCTCAGCAAGCGCATATTCGATTGCTTCCGCCAGAATGGCCCGGACTTCGCCCTCATCAGAGCTTGCTGCGAGCTGCGGAGACAGGACATCAGGCAGCGACTCAAACCCAGTTCGCAAGATCGTAGTGGCGATTTCAGCCGCCGATAGAACATCACCTCGAACCAGCAGCTCCCCGCGAGCCACCTGCACCTTGGTCTCGATCTCTTGCGCTAGAAAGTGTTCCTTCTTGGCTCTGGACAACTGATAACTTGGGAATCCGCCAATCTCAGCCTCGTCGGCGGCCTGCGTCGCGTCCTGCGACGGTTCCTCGCCGTCTGCCATGTCAGCGGTGGCGCTTGCCGCCTGCGCGGCGCTGCGGGCCGCTGCGTGGCGATCCACGACGCCCTGCTTGCTCTGGTCGGCGGTTTCAGCGATGCGTGCCAGCGAAGCCTGCAGCCAGCAGCGCCGGGCATCGTCGCTGAGCACCAGCCGGCCAGCCTGGCGCAGCTCGGTGACGTAGGGCTTGCCCTTGCCCAGGGCTTTGGCCAGATCAGCGAAGCGCACCAGGCGGTCAGGCTTTTCCATCACTCCACTACCCCATTCTTTTCGAGCGTCGCGAAGGTGAAAAGACCTGCGCACGCGCGATGTGCGGGTGTGCGGGCTGCTGTGCGGGCTGTCTGTGCGGGCAAAACACATTGATCCGTAAGGCATTTGCGGGCTGTGCGGGGGTTACATGAATTACGGCGTGCGCAGGCACGTTCCGTATGAGAGTTGAAAATGTATCTCTCACGCGCACGTGTAGGCGCTGGGCCGCACAGCCCGCAAAAGCGATCAAAATCAATGGCTTTTGCCCGCACAGACAGCCCGCACAGACCCCGCACAGCACGCACATTCATGACTTCGTCGCCTCCTTGTAGTCGGCAACGGCCCATCGAAACTCGCTGATGTGGTCCCCAAGCCAGTTGACGCGGTCTGCACCGGGCGGCATATCGCAGTCACCGAGCATCAACGTGCCGTGCGGCCCTTTGGTATTGGACCCCATGCGGTAGCGTTCCCGGCGATTCACCACCTTGTGATGCCGCTGCAGCGCGTTGATCAGCTTCTGCTGAGGCGCCGCCCGGTTACCAGTGCGCTTGCACCAGATGGTGTAGGCCTCATAAACGTCCTCGCTGAGCGCAGGCCGCGCCATCAGCCCGGGTATGTCGCCGTTGTTCAGCGCGTAGTAGAAGCGCGCCGTGCTGTCGAGAGACAGGCCGATCAGCTCCAGCTTGGCCGCCGTCATCGGCGGCTTGCTGCCGGCGCCGAACTCGCCCAGGTCGACCGTGAGCAGGTAGTCGTGAAGCGCTGCCACGCCGCCGTTGGCCAGCTCGTCAAGCACCGCCTGGTAGTACTCCGGCGACAGCTGCACCGGCGTCCAGATCACGGCATGGCGCCGGTCATCCTCTTCGAGCACCACCGGCATGGCCTCATTGCTGAGGAACACCATGTTCACGTGGTTGCGTTCGTCGTAGGCGGCGATGTTCTTCGGGTTGATGCGGATCCACTCGCCGGTGATGAACGCCTTGAGCTTGTTCTTGACGTGGTACAGGTCGGAGCGAGCCACGACTTCGTCGGCGATCAGGAACAGCTTGCGCGACGCCCAGTCGTTAAAGCGGTCCTCGATGGCGCTTTGATCGATCACCCGGCCGTAGTGACCGTAGATCGACATCAGCGCTTCAAAGAACAGGTTTTTCCCGGTGCCCTGCGGGCCGTGGATGACCAGCGTCGACTTCATCTTCGCGCCTGGCCGCTGGATCGGCAGCGCGATCCACTTCAGCACCCACTGGTAAAGCGCCTCGGGGTTGGAATCGTTGGCGCACATGTAGCGCAGCAGATCGAGCAGCCTGTCGCACTTGCCGGCCACCGGCGTGGTCGGCCAGCCGCCCCACAGGTTGCAAGTGATTTGCTGATCTTCGCCGCCCGGATCAAAGCCCACCTCACGCACCCGCACGATGCTGCGCTCCGGGTGTTCCGCCCATGCCCGGTGCAGATCGCGCGCCACGCAGGCGTCGCGCATGTCCGACAGCGCCAGCAGCGCGTGTTCCTGACGATCAAACACCGTCCCGCCCTGCCCGTAAACCAGCGCGTATCGTTCCAGCAGTTCGTCGAGAGTGTCGATCGGTCGCAGGCTTTCCGCCCCCGCTCCCCCTGGTGTGGTTGAGCGCGCCGCAGCTTTTGGGCTAGTGCGCCAGCCAAGCTCCGAGAGACGGGCCTCGACCTGGTTGCGCACCACGTGCAGGCCTTCGAGGGCGTGTAGGTCGTTAAAGTCGGTCAGCTTGGTGCCGCTGCGGTCGAACTTCTCGCGCCGCGCGACCTCGTCCGCAAACGATGGCTTCACCCAGGCTCCGCCGACCTCGACCGCGGCGGTGCTGGCGTAGCTCACGCCGGCGTTGCCCTCGCTGAAGGCGTCGTCGTCGGCGCAGATCAGAATCTTCACCGTCGGGTAGCGCTTGTGCAGCGCCGCGGCGACCGGTGCCAGGTTGCCGGCATCGTAGGCCACGGCGATCGGCAGGCCCGTCGCCTCGAACAGACTGGCGGCGGTGGCGTAGCCCTCGGCGATCAGCAGCACCGTGGTGGGAATCCCAACCAGGTGGAAGTGGCCCTTTTTGATCAGACCGCGTGGCCAGAATTCCTTTGCCGGCCGCCCCTTGGCTTTCGCTTCGGATCCGGTGCGGATAACCTGCAGGCCCTGGATCGTCCCGGTCACGTCGAGCAGCGGCAGCACCATCGCGCCGGACGGCGAGAAGCGCACGCCGTGCGCACCGACACCCTTGCGCTTCAAGTACTCGCATTCACCAGTCGGCGAACACGCGGCCCAGGTCTTCGCTGCAGCAGCTGCCGCGCGTGCGCCTTCGCGCTTGCGCTCCTGGTCGGCGCGCTTGCGGTCTTCGGCCATGCGCCGACGCATCGTCTCCAGCTGCTCGCGCGACACGTCGCTGCGGCGGATCTCGACCTTCTGCGCGTTGTTGTTCGCGCCGTGCCAGATGCCGAACGATCCGACCACCAGCGGATCGCCGCCCACGCTGATGAGCTCGTGGAGCATGTACCAGCCGCGCTTTTCCCGATCACCCTCGACCCGACACCGCACCATGCGGCCGATCTCGATGTGATCGATCTGCAGGCCGGCGGCCTGCAACTGCGCCAGAACGTCGCCGTGGTTCGCGCCCATTCAGTAACTCAGCGCCTTGCTACCTACCCAAGAAACGCGCCTCCACGTACCCGCATAGGGAACCTCCAGGGAGGACCCGTGACCGGCACCCGTTGCTCCTGCAGTTACAGCCTGCGCAGGGCTCGCCTTACCAGTCACCCGGGGAGATGGGGCGCAGCATTGCCGCGTGAACGCGGCGGGCAGGCAGTCAGGCACGTCAGCTTCCTTGCTTGGAGGGTTCGAACAGGTCGCCCGTGGGGCGATCGTCGGAGCGTGGCTTGGCCAGCCCTGCGCACATGCGGGCAACGTCTGCGCGCGAAAGCTGCGGCGGCGAGGCGAGGGTTGTGTTGATCAAGTCCATGTACGCCTGCACGCTTGCTTTCGGCGGCTGACGCCTTCGGTATGCGTTACGCATACATCACCACCGCCCGCGTAGGCCGTTCGCTCATCGCGCACCTGCCATCAGCACGCGCCGCAGCGCGGTGACTTCTTCACGCAGCAGGCGGTTCTCTTTCTCTGTCGCGCTCTCGAACATGCGCAGGGAATGCGGATCGTAGTTGCGCTGCATCAGCAGCCACAGCAGCGGCGCTTCATTGCCGCACACCGTCATCAGGTCGTCGATGTGTTCCAGGCTCAGGCTGTTGGATCCGCTCTTGCAGCGGGACCACACCGCCTCCTGGATGCCGAGGTCATGCGCAATCACCTTGTCCAGCTTGCCTGACTTGGTTGCACACAGTGCAACCGCGGCATGCCCGGTCGGCTGCCGCTTGATCTCGTCAAGATCGACCGCAACCGGCGAGGCCGGCAGCCTCAGCGACATCTGCTCGGCGTGCGTCATGACGCATGACTCGCGTTGACCAACGGCCACGAGTTACAAAGAGCCCCATGGACCAACGCATAAAAACGCCCCGCCAACCACGCGAGGCCAAAGACCAGGCCGGACGACCTGGCGGAGTGACTGGCGACCGCCGGTGCGGTGGACACGCTGCGGGGGGAGCGCAGCGCGAGGGAGACACCGGCGGTCATGGAACTGGACGGGCGCACTTAGGCAGCCCTTGCTTCGGTGGTTGCTGCCACTGGCGGCTCCCACAAGTCCGGCCGAAGCTCATACGTTGGAACTTCTCCGTTGGTCGCGGCCTCGATGCGCTTTGCCATCTCAGCGCTACCCTTGCGGCCGCGCCAGCCTTCGGCCAGCTGCCACAGGTACTGCTTCGACGTACCAAGAGCGGCGGCGAGGGCATCGCGCCGGGCGGGATCTGTGAGGTATGTCTTGAGGTCCATGCCGCGAACGCTAGCACGCTGCTAGCCGCACATGCAAGCACTGCGCTATCGCAAGCGCTAGGCGTCCGTGAACCCACTGGGGGATAGCATCGCGCTATGCGACCCGTCCGAGAAATCAGAAAGACCAACCTGATCGCCTTGATGGAAAGGCGTGGCGAGAACCAGGCCTCATTTGCTCGGGCGCTTGGGAAAGACCGCAACCAGGTCTATCAGTGGCTCAAGTCGGAGGGCGAGTCGAGCGCCCGCGGGATCAGCGACACAACTGCCAGGGAGATAGAGCGCACGCTCGGTTTGCCGGTGAATTGGATGGACCAAGACCACGACGGCCGCGTCGTCACTGTTCCAGCTTTCACCATCAGGGCTGTGGACGGTCGCGATGGCGTCAACTTTGAAACGGATGTGATGATTCCGGTCATGGACATTGAGGTGTCAGCCGGCAACGGGACGCCGGTGCCCGAGTTCCTGCCGACTCGCTACGAGCTCCCTTACCAGATCGCCTGGCTTCATTCTGTCGGAGCCCGACCCACGGACATTCTGATCATGCCCGTTCGCGGCAGAAGCATGGAGCCCGTCCTGTGGCACGGCGACAAGGTTGTGCTTCATCGTGGCCGGACCGACGTGCGAGACGGCTGCGTCTATGCGTTGCTGCATAACGGCGAGGCGCGCGTGAAGCGACTGTTCCGCAAAGGCGCTGGCCTTCGGGTAACAAGCGACAACCCGGATAAGCAGCGTTATCCAGATGAACTGGTAGAGCCTGAAGATATGCACCGCGTGCTGATCCTTGGGCAAGCAATCGACCGGATGGGCGCAGGAGGGCTTGGGCTATGAGTCAAAGAGGCGATGGGTCGAGAGGTTTCTTTTTCTCACTTGGCCGCTGGTGGTCTAAGGTGTTTGGCAGCAGGCCAGCCGCCAAGTGGCAAGGCGCGGCGGATGAGGCGTGGTCCGATGCAAAGTCTGAAGGCAGCTTCTGGGATGTTGTCGACCCGATCGCTGTAGCTGCCAACCTGCGGATCGGCTACAGGGACTATCACGGCAAAGACACCACGCGCACCGTGTCCATCCGCCAGATGGGCGCTCTAAGTGGGAACTTCCTCGTGATTGGCCATTGCCACCTGCGGAACGAGTCACGCACGTTTCGCATTGACAGGGTCCGATCCTGCATCGATGTAGACACTGGCGAGGTGGTGACCGATGTCGCTAAGCATCTCCAGGGAAAGTTCGACGCCTCCCCAGATCGCGCTGCCGAGAAACTACGCGAAGCCGAGCTGGACACCCTGAAGATACTGTTCTTCCTTGGCAAAGCTGACGGCCAGCTGCGAGCAGCTGAGACATCGATCATTCGCGAGACTGGGCATCTGCTGCTGAACGACTCGCGCCTGACCGACAAGATGATCGACGCGGTGCTTCGAGACTTTGGCGCCCCGTCACTACAGGCATTCAAACTGGCTGTTGGCCGGCTTGCAAAGCGCTCCCCCGATGTTCGCGCAGCCATCGTTGACGCTGCCCGGCGCATGGTGGCTACACAAGCCGCGGTAGCGCCCGCAGAAGCCGATGCGCTCGCCTACATCGAGAAGCGCTTGGCCGTCTGACAAAGACCGCTATCAAGTGATAGCTTGCCGCTAGACATTGGGCTAGCGGTGCGCTAGCTTTAGCTCCATCGCCCACCGATGGAGCACCCGACGTGCCAATCGCCACACCCACCAGAGGCACTGCCGCCGCCGAGCGCTGCAACGCGCACCGCGACGCGATCCTTGTCCTGCTGAAGCGCTCCGGCATCCGCCTGACCGCCACTGAGATCGCCGACGCGATCGACGCGCCGATCAACGAGGCCGGCCAGGCACTCGAACGCCTGCGCCGCGCTCACCTGGTCAACGTCGAGCACACGCCCTACCAGCCGCTGAAGTTCGGCGTCAACGCCGCGGCGGTGCTGTGATGGCCGGCAGTACCAAGAAGATCGGGCGGCCTCGCAGAGTTACAGACGAGCTTTTGTGTCAACTCACCATTCGACTGAGCGCCGCGGACAAAGCCAAGCTCAGAGATATCGCCACGCTGCACAGTTGCTCATTGTCAGAAGCATGTTGCGTCGCAATAGAAAGGGCGCATCAGACAATCACCCAGCAGCAACACGACGCGATCCAGATCATTCGCAGCTGCGCGACGCAGGTGTCGCCATGATGCTCCCCGGCGACTGGCTCGCCCTGTTCATCATGGTCGTCATCATCGGCGCCCTGACCTTCAGCCACCTTCGCGCAGTGCGCAACGAGCGCCGCGCCCAGCGTGAGCTTGACCGCGTGCTCGGCCACCCGGCCCGGATCCAGCGCGCCACCCGCGATGCCCGCGTGATGGAGCAGCCGCGATGAGCCGCCCGCTGGTACTGGCCGAACTGTCCACCGGCCCCAAGACCCACGCCCAGCTGCACGCCGCGTGCCGCCGCATCGGCCAGGTCTCAAAATCGGTCAGCGGTCTGCACCTGATGCTGACCCAGCGCAACGAGATCACCTACACGACCGACGCCGACGGCACCCGTCACTACCACCTGACCGACGCCGGCATCGAGGCCGCGCGCACCATGACCCCGCGCGGCGCAGTCGTGCCGCACACCAAGCGCAGCCGGATGAGCCCGCGCGACCACGGCCGCAACCTCGGCGTGATCTACGAAAACACCACCATCAACAGCGCCGCCCGCGCCTGCACGCAGTACGCCTTCACCCATGGCTCCGCCGTGGTCGTGCTCACCCCGATGCTCGAGTGCGGCGTCTACCGCGAGCAATCCATCGCCGGCCGGCGCGCATGGGACATGCCCGAATGGATCGTCGGCGTCTGGCACCACTTCGGCGACCGCGCCGGCCTGTCCGCCATGGCGCGCGACATCAGCGACGCCATCCACCACCAGATCGACCTCCACGCCGCCAGCAAAGCGGCCCAATTCCAGCGCACCAGCGCACCGATCGGAGTAATGCAGTCATGAGCGTCCGAAGCACCCTGACCCGCCTGTTCCGTAGCCTGACCTTCACCCGCCGCGCCGCCGCCGCACTCAGCACCGTCGACGTCGTCCGCGACGACCTGCAGCGCCGCGCCCGCGGCCGCCGCCACGCCCGCATCGACTTCCTGTGCCGCGGCAACAACCTGACCGACGCCTCGCGTGCCCGGCTGGAATCGTTCTATGACCAGGTCGAGTCCATCCACGGCCCGCACGAAGCGCTGGTTCAGACCCGCAATCTGGCCGCCAAGCTGCCCGCCCGCCGCACGCGCCTGAATCGGCCAAGCGATCCGTGGGAGCCGACAGCGGCTTAATCAGACTTTAGTTCATTTCAAATGGGGGAACCGCAATGGTCGCAAGATTTACAAGGTCTCAGGAACAGGCAAGCATCGTTGAAATTACGCCGGATATTGCTGGCGATTTTCTGCGAACTAGCCAAGGAAATAGGCGTATTCGTAAGTGGTATGTGTCGCAGCTTGCTGCTGCGATGAGAAGGGGCGAGTGGCGAGTAACAAGCCAAGGCATTGGGATTGATCAAAACGGGAATTTGCGAGATGCGCATCATCGGCTGCCTGCTGTTATCGAATCTGGCGTAACGATTCGATCAGTTTTGGTACTTGGCCTGCGCGAAGACGCATATCAAGTTATTGACACTGGTATGAAACGCACGCTGGCAGATTTGCTCAACGAGGATACGAGAGTCGCGGATGCGATCCGATTGGCGTCTAATCTTTACTGGGGGACGACATCCCCAACAGTAGATCAAACAAAGCCTTTGTACGCGTGCGGCCTTCCGGACTCTTTGCATGCGCTTATTCAGTTCTGCGGGACTGTCCGCAAGTACTTCTCGTCTGCCCCAATGAAGCTGGCTGCATCGATAACAATAATGAACGGCGGCGATGCTAACTACGTCTATCAACAGTATCGGGCAATGTGTTTATCAATGTTCGACGAGATGGCGCCAGCAACTCAGGCGCTTAAGCGTCAGGTGGATAACGGCGCCGCCGTCGCAAGCAATACTCGGGATACATTGACACGCGGCCTTCGTGTATTTGACAAAAAGAAAATGAAGGTGACCAAGATTCAGGTCGGTGAAGACGACATCGCTGCAGCGGTGACGTTGGTGAAAAACACGCTCCGCTCCAAATCGACACAACTATTCCAATAACCAATGGATATCACCATGCCCATAGATTCCGATCCCGCGCCCAAAGCGCGGTCATTCATCGACACCTTGGCCAAGCTCCGCTACGGCCAGTGCGTCGAGGACCTCACCACCGAGCTGCACCAGCTGCTGTGCGCGGTCAACCGCACCGGCCGCGGTGGCTCGCTCACGCTGACCATCAAGGTCAAGCCCGTCGACAAGGGCGCGAGCGTGGACAAGGTGCAGATCAGCGACGACATCACCATGAAGGCGCCCAAGCCGGAGCGCGGCAGCACCTTCATGTTCCTGGACGCCCAGAACAACCCGACCCCCAACGACCCACGCCAGCCTCAGCTGCCGCTGCGCGTGGTCGCCGACGAAGCCAAGCCGCGTGAGGTGAGCAATGGATAAGGATGATTGGGCAAACATCGATTCCGGCAATTTCGCCGACACCATCGCGCGCCTGGCGACGCTGTCGCTGGGCACGCGCACCATCGAACAGCCGCAGCTCGGCGACGAAAGCAAACCTTTCGTGGTGTTCGACGGCAAGGTCGTCGACCTCGAACACCTGCTGGCCACGCCGATCCGCAAGCGCGAGACTGCGCACCTGCACACGGTCGACAGCTTCTGCGCCTACGTCAACCGGCACGCCCACGAGGGCGCCGCGGTGGTGTTCTTCGACGAGAACCACTCGACGTTCAACGCGGTGCTGAACTACCACCCGCTTAGCCACGACGGCTACGCCGACTGGTGCGACCACCGTGCCCTTTACACCATGCCGGCATCCACCGAGTGGAAGACGTGGATCGGCAGCAACGGCCGCGGTAAGAGCCAGGCCGACTTCGCCCAGTTCGTCGAAGACAACCTGCCCGACATCATCGAGCCCGAGGGCGCGAAGTTGCTGGACATGGTCAAGACCTTGCAGGCCAAGCGCTCCGTGAACTTCGAGAGCGCGGTACGCCTGGACAACGGAGCCACCGAATTCGTCTACCTCGAAGACATCCGGGGTACCGCCACCAAAGGGAAGATCGACATCCCGACCCAGTTCACCATCGGCATTCCGCCCTACCGCGGCGAGGCCCCCTTCAAGATCTTAGCCCGCCTGCGCTACCGCATCAGCGACGACAAGAAGCTGGTGCTGTGGTTTGACCTGGTGCGCCCCCACAAGGTCATCGAGCAGGTCCAGTACGAAGTCAGCACCCGCATCGCCGATGCCACCAAGCTGCCGATGTTCGCCGGGACGCTGTAATCATGACCGACGCCATCGACCAAGCCCAGCAACACGAAGAAATGCACCGCGCCCACGCGCTGGCGGCGATCGAGCGCCGGCGCGCACGGCAGACGGGGTTGCCGCATTGCGTGGAGTGCGGCACCGACATCAGCCCGCTGCGCATGTCCATGGGCGCGCTGCTGTGCGTCGAGTGCCAGACCGAGGCGGAGACCCGCGCGACGCAGATGACCGGAAGGGGCCGCATGTGAACGCACCGATGACCCTCGAACAAGCCCTCGACATCGCCGACCAGGTGGCGCCCATGCCATACCTCGCCCGCCAGGCACTCGACGTGCTGCGCGTGCGTCTGTGCGCCCAGCAGCGCCTGCTCGAACAGATCCGCGACCACGCCGGCGCGACGTGCGACTACGCCGATTTGCCCGAAGTCGTCGCCGGCCTGCGTCGGAGCGCTCAGCCGTGAAACGCATGCCCTGGCCACCATCCGACTGCGAAGCCCTGCGCCTGCTGTATCCCGACTACAGCGGCGCCGAGTGCGCGGCCGCGCTTGGTCGCACCTATCGGTCGGTCATCGACCAGGCGCGCAAGATGGGTCTGCGCAAGTCCAAAGAGTGGATCTCCGACCGCGCCCGCCAGCGCTCACTCGACCCCAACCACGGCGGCCGCTCGAAGCAGTTCAAGCCCGGATTGGTCCCGTGGAACAAAGGCCAGAAGTTCGTGGCCGGCGGCCGCTCTCAGCATTCGCGCTTCAAGCCCGGCGAACGCCCGCACACCTGGCGCCCGGTCGGCCACGAAGTCGTCCGCGGTGGGCAGCTCTGGCGCAAGGTCAGCGACGACCATCGCGGAAAGAACTGTCGCCTGAATTTCATACCGGTTTCCGTGCTCGTCTGGGAAGAAGCACACGGCCCCGTCCCGCCCGGAATGATCGTCCGCTTCCGCGCCGGCAGGGCCACCACCATCGCCGCCGAGATCACCATCGACACGCTCGAGCTCGTCACCCGCGCAGAGAACATGCAGCGCAACAGCGTTCACAACTACCCACCCGAGATCGTCAGCGTGTGCCGCCTCATCGGCAAAGCCCGCCAGGCCATCCGCAAACTGGAGCAAACCCATGTCGCAAACGATTGAC